AAATGAACATCAGAAATAAAAACTGTATCAAAATTTGAAGTCATTTCAATCTCCATCCATTATACTGTTTTCTTTTTCCCCTTTTAATATCATATAAAGCAGAAACATTTAAATTATATATTCTTGCAAATTCTGCAATATTTTTCCTTGGGCGGATTAGTTTTCTTCTAATAAACTTTTAACAGTTGTTTCAGTTCCATCCATGACTTTAAGTTGATAAAAAGAAGATTTCATATATTTTTTAATTGACTTATATTTTTTAAGTAATTTTTTAACTTCATCTTCACTTTTTTTGGATGATTGATTAAAACCTAAACTCATCTTCCTCTTTTACCTCTTTTTTCAGGTTTAGTGTATCCCCAAAGTTTTGGATTTACTCTACCATATCCCCATGTTATTTTTTTCACAGATCCTGGACCATACTTATCATAATACATATCAAATAAATCTGTCATTTTTCTAGTTCTTGTCAGATCAAGATATTCATTACCATTTTCAATATACCAAATAAGATAAGCATTATTTGGAAAACTAGAATCTTTTGTCTTTTCCAAGGTTGTCTTTTCTAACAAAATTTCACAACCATAATTTTGCGGCAGAACTGAATTTGAATTTTGATTGTTTTCTGCCATTTTTTTCTCCTCAATTAAAACTCTACTCAAGAACGACCTCCCCAAGTAATATCGGGATATGCCTCCTTTACATTTGAAAAAGTAATCTTATACTTCTCTTGAAGTTTCTTATCCTTTACCAATACCAAAATTTCTGCTTCTTTTGGATGAAGTCCTTCAAGAATATTAATAAACATCGTCTCTCTACGAATAGAGCTTAAAGTGTCATTTCCACCTTTAATAAAGTTATAAAACATTTTATATTCTTCTCTTATTGTGGATTTTCCTTGATCGGATGCTCCAAGAGAATTAGTTCCTAACTCATTCATTTTAAAAACAGCATCATTAATTTTTTCACTTAAAGTTCCACTATATGATGTCTGTTCATTTGTAGAAGAGTATGGAACTTCACCAGGTGGAAGAACACTAATTACACTTTCATCAAAATTCCAAATTAAAATAGACTTTAATGATGGATCTTCATATTTTTTAAGAATTTCAACCTTTTTGTTTGAAGATCTTTGTTTTGATACTAATTCAAGAACTTCAAACAAAAATGGATTTTCTGGAAGATTGTAATTTTCCACTTTCTTAGTCGTCTTCCTCTTCGTTGTCGTCGTCGTAGTCATAATTTTCAAATCGTACAGCTAAAATTTCGTCAGGTATTATATTTCCATTTTCATCCATAAATTCTGGATGTATAAATGTGGGAGATGTTTCCAAAAAATGTCTATTTGCTAACCAACCTATAATACCACCAACAGTAAAAAATAGCAAGACTAACATTATAGTGAATGTTACTATAAATGTAAGTTCCATTTTTTTACCTCCGAGAGTTGTTTTTTATTATACTAAAATTAAAATCAAAATGAAACTCCCGATTAAAAAGGGAGATCATTTTAGCAAAATTCAATCTAAAATGCTTTGATTCTTCTCCCTCTTTAGATTTTTGTCTGAGCATTAGCTCAACACCTTTATTTATTGATATTTCATCATCATTTATTTTTTCACATTTTTTACTCATAAAATATTTTCTTCTCTCAAATAATTAATTGTATCCATACATCCTCCAAGTTTTTCTTCATCATTAAGAATAACTTGCGGGAATGTAGATCCATGACCAAATTGACTATAAAACTGATCACGATCAAAGTCATCATAAAGAGTATAAGTCTTACTTTCTAGATTTAACATATTAAGAATATTTTTAATTTTATCACAATACGGACAACCTTCTTTAGAATAAACTGTAAATTTCATTTTTAATAAACCCTATTTTTTCTTGGATTATACTTATATAGTGTATTATTTTCTTGTGGTTTCATCCACTGTATTATAGCATTCTTTTTTTCTTCCGTAAAGAATTCTTGCTGACTGAACCATTCAATCCAGTCAGTATGTGCTTTATCAGCATTGCATTTTCTGCAACAACAAACTACATTTGTTAAAAAATCAATCCCACCTTTACATTGTGGAATAATATGATCAATTGTTAATTCTTCTTCAGACCCACAATACGCACATTTATGATTCCATTTCTCCTTTATAGATTTTCTCCATAGTCTTCTTGCTTCCCCAGAACTAGTTGCTTGTAAATTATACAAGTATCCTTCGGGAGAATTATGAAGTTCCATAAGTGCTTGCGACTTATATGTATTTAGTTTTACTTAAACCCACCACCAGACTTTTTCTTTTTATCAAGCACCTCAATTCTTCTGTGAGTGTCATAGATTTCTTATGAAAGATCGGAAATCTTTTTGGATGCTTTTTCAGTATCTCCTTCTGCTATAAGCTTGGAGATAGAGTCAAGTTTACTGGATGATATCCGTGCTTTTCTACGAAGTTCAAGTAGCTTAAATGGTAGATCAAGGCTCCTAGCCTTATGGGGGAAGTCACTATCAATTAAGTCACGGCGAAGATCCTGAATTACCCTCAAATCACGATTACCAAACTCTAAACTAGGTTCAATGGATGTTCCTTCTCCCCAATCATTCCAAGTAGCAATCTGGATAAATGGACTATCACTTTCAATTGCATCAGTTAATAAGTTACGGAAGGTATTACCATTATCATCAGGAATATGACCATAACTACCATGAACCTTTGCTTGCTCATAAATGTCATCAAAACGAGGAAAAGCAACTGGAATGGATAACTTCCAATTGTCACTTTTCTTGATGAATTTCTTATGAATACCAAGACCTTGGGAAGGCACAGGCCAATCAAAAGCTCCAGTGGCTACTTTTCTGGGAACTGTCTGACTAACATAAGCAACCGAAGTGTCAGCAGATTTAATTGCTTGTTTCCATTCTTCGTCACTCATATTATCTACACCAAAAGAAAGTAAAAGAGGTTTATCATCAAAATGTAGATAATTTTTCTTAGAAAACCAATTCTTAGAGAGCCAACGAATTTCATTGGCAACATGCAATGCCCTATTAGTGTTTAATCTTCCATTCTTTTCAAGTTCAATAACAGTGCGGTCCTCATAACAAATCGCAAAGGAAAGACCAAACTTTTCTGCCATATCAACTAGAAGAGTTGCATTACGATGTATCACAGAATAATCATATAAGTCCGTAAGTCCATACCAATCAATGATAATCCCATCAATGCCAGCAAGCTTCATTGTTAATAATTGATATTCTACGATATTCTTGTCAAAGGAATCATACGGACCAGTTAATGGATAGAATTTTGATGCAATCTCCCTGCGACCATTTGTGAATTTTTCTGGATTAAAGTGATTCATTGTCCAGTGCCAACCCCATACACCACTAATTGGTTTTGAGGTATACCAAGGCATTACATGAGCAAGAATTTGTTGTTTTATCTTTTTGCTCTTATTCGGGAAAAGTGTTTTCAAAAATGGAATTTGACGAAGTATTTGCATGATTACTTCTAAAATGCTTTCCATTTTATATACAAATAAAAGTTCTTCTAGTTATTTAGAAGAACTTTACTTATTATTTGATTCACCAACTGCCCTGTGCGATGGATGCGAGGAATAGAATGATTCCAAATACTAGGAAGAATATGAGGATTGGGAGCATTTTATTAGTGCTTTTGATTTATATATTCTAACACTTTATCAATAGGTAAGGTTTCCAAAAAATGTTCAGTCATTCCACGACCCATACTCATTTCGTTTAGTGGTGCCTTATATTGAGAAAATTCTTCTAAAACTTTCTTTTCTAAATTCCAAATATCTATTGATTTACCAGACCACTCACCAAGAAGTTCTGCTGTTTCTTTTTTACGATACAACCATCCTTTATAAGACCTACCAACTTTATACTTACCATTATGGAGTTTTATGAAATATAGTTTATCTGGTCTTTCATTATCTTTTGGTCTCTGGAACCCAGACCAAGGTTGACCATTAGCAGTTATTCTTTTTCTTGCTTGAGAATACTTTTCTCTAATTTCTGAATTAAATGGTTTTGAATTCTTTACTCCTTCGGGTCTTCCTCCAATTCCAGGACACTTTTTGCCTTTATTCCAAGGTGATTTTTTATATGCTGGGTTATTCTCTCCAAGTTTTGCCTTTCTAGGACAACATACACCACCACTGTTTAATCCACAAACTAATATTTCTCGTTCACCAGAACATTCACAATATACTTTTACTCTTTCTCTTCTTGTATGAGTTCTATTTTCTCCCATATATTTCAATCCCTTATTTTTACATAGTTCTTTTAAAATATTGACAGTATAAGTTCCTTTCATAAAACTCCCATAAATTTTCATTACTATTTATAAAAAAAGGAAACTCGTGAGAGTTTCCTTAAAATTACA